TTTGGCTCGAGGTATTTGTCATAAAGGGCATGTACCGTACGAAGATGTTTATTTTTCTACTAGATATCTAGACGGCGCGTCATTAACATAACTTAAACGTCTTGGATTAGTAGCACCTAATAAAAAAGAACGTGATTCAGATCAGCCATTAGAATTGCTAGGAGCATATGTAAAAGACCCTAATCCAGGCCGTTACAAATGGATATACGACCTTGACTTAACATCTCTGTATCCTAGTATCATTATGACACTTGGCATTTCTCCAGAAACTAAAGTGTTTAAATTAGATAAGTTTGACGGTGTAGATTATGTTAAAGATAAAGGGACTCACTATTCTAGTAGAAACAAAGGATGGGCTACTGCTGCAGAACTTCGTCAATATCTTAAAGATAACAAATATTCTATTGCAGCTAATGGTGTAGTATATGATACTACTAAAAAAGGATTTATCCCGTCTATTTTGGAAAAGTGGTTTGCTGAACGTGTTGATTACAAGAATCTTAAAAAGAAATATGAAAAGGAAGGAGATGCTGCAAAAGCAGAATATTTTGATCGATTGCAGTTAGTTACAAAAATTCTTCTCAATTCATTTTACGGCGTATTAGGTAATGCGGGATTTAGATTCTTTGATCCGGACAATGCCGTAGCCATTACCAGTACCGGCCAACAATTGATTAAGTTTACGGCTGATATCGGTAATCAGTATTACAAAAAAGAATTAGGTGTTGAAAAAGATTATTGTATCTATACCGATACAGATTCGACATTCTTTTCGTCGTTACCAATTATTAAAAAGCGATATCCATCATTTGATGTTACAGATGAAAAATGGATGGCAGAACGTACTATTGAAATTGCAAACGAAGTACAAGCATTTATTAACAAGTCATATAATGTATATGCAGAAAAGTTTCATAATGTAGCTACTCATAGATTTGATATCAAACAAGAATTTGTAGCTAAGGCTGGTATATGGATTGCTAAAAAGCGATATGCACAATGGCTTATCAATCAGGAAGGTCATACAATATCTCGTTTAGATGTTAAGGGATTAGATGTTGTAAGATCTAGTTTCCCTCCGGCATTCCGTAAGTTTATGGCGGAAGTTCTTAAAGATATTTTGAATGATATAGATAAAGAAACTTTAGATGATAAGATTCTTAAGTTTAAAGATCATATGAAAACATTGCCTATTATCGATGTAATGGCGCCTACTGGAGTAAAAGAGTTATCTAAGTTTACAACTAAGAAAGCTAAGCCATTTGCTATTCGACCAAAAGGTACGCCTGTCCATGTTAAGTCAGCTTTAAACTATAATGACTTGTTAACGTATCATAATATTAAAACGGTACGTGAAATTATCGACGGTGAAAAAATCAAATGGACATATCTACGTCCTAACCCATTAAACTTGGAACAATGTGCATTAAAGGGATATGATGACCCGGAACAAATTGTAAAGCTAATTACTACATATATTGATTATGATAAAATATTTACATCGTCATTATATAACAAGTTGTCAGACTTTTACGAAGCAATGAATTGGGGACGTATACCTGAGAATAACAATGTTGGAAAATTCTTTTCGTTTGGTTAGGATTTTTAAGAGAATGTACTTATATTAAAGTAAATAATAAGTTATGATAGGATTTAAAAAGTATTGGTTCGGTAAAGAGGTTGAAGGCCGATTTACGGACATAGAAACATTGTTTGTAGCAGATATCTATGCTGCAGCTAATGACGGTATATTTGAAGATGCGCCGGCTCATATCTATATTTGTTCTCCCGCGACACAACAATTAATTTCTGATGAAAACGATGAAATGGATTGGAGTAAGTTGTTTGATCTAATCAATCAAAAGACTTTTATTTCAATTGAAGCTACTCCAGAAATGTTAGTTGATATTCCTCCGATGTTGCGTATTCATTGTCATATTATGCTTATGATAAATTGTGAAGAGGCTGGTATGTTAAAGAAAACAGATAGCATTAAATTGGTTTATGATGATTATTCATTATATTGCACAACAGTGTATAATATGCAACGAGTAGCACCTGATGATTATAAATTCGATCAAATATATGAATAAGATTTGGATTGTAGATTTAGAAGCTGTTGATACTAGATATACTGGTCAATGGAAGACTTGGATACCAGAAGTCATGAATAGTTATATCAACGATAACAAGCTTAAGTTTCAGGTTGAAGTTGTAGAAGGTGATACGGATATTCCAGATGCAACTACGCCTGGAGCATTTTTAAACTTCGGCGGTACTAATGTATACAAAAGTTCTCAAATGAACAAGATAGCTAGAGCTTTTACAAACGGAGAAGTTAAGGCAGGTGATATCTTTTTGTATACAGACGCTTGGAATCCTACCATAATTCAACTTAAGTATATGAGTCAGTTGTTAGGTATTCCTATTAAGATACATGCTTTATGGCATGCTGGTAATTACGATAAGAATGACTTTTTAGGTCGATTGATTAAAGATGAATGGGTAAAGACATTTGAATTATCATTAGCCCAAGCAATTGATTACAATTGGTTTGCATCCGATTATCATATCAAGTTGTTTAGAGATACATATGGTTACGATAATGTTAAATGTTATCGTACAGGTTGGCCTATGGAGTATTTACAAGCTGCTATAAAACCTGACAAGAAAGAAAATATTATATTGTTTCCTCATAGAATTGCTCCAGAGAAACAATTGGAAATATTTAGAGAGTTAGCTAAAGAATTGCCTGAATATGAATTTGTAATATGCCAAGATCAAAAGTTATCTAAAGAAGCATATCATGAAATGTTGGGTAAAGCTAAAATAGTTTTTTCAGCTAACCTACAAGAGACATTAGGTATTTCATGTTATGAAGCAGCTTTAGCAGATGCAGTACCAATGGTACCAGATCGTTTAAGTTATTCAGAAATGTATACAGCTCCATTTATATATCCAAGTGATTGGTCATTATCAATGGAAAGTTATAAAGAGCATCGTGAGATGTTGATACAAGCTATTAGATATCATATCAATTGTTATGATAAAAATGGCCAATATGCATTTTTGAATCAAATGAATGCATTAAAAGAAAAATTGACAAAAGAATATTTTAGTTGTGATAATTTATTAAAGGTAATGTTCGATGGCAGAAAGTAAACCAAAAAGATTTATATATTTTCCGTCCCTGTCAGCAGGCGGGTCGGCAGATGCATTTAAAAAGAATAAAGATGTTCATCCTGGATTAACATGTAGATTCTATGCAGAAGAGTTTCCAGAAGAATGGAGGCATCCATATTTTCTAGTAACAGCAGGTCACTATTACAAGAAGCCTGAGACTAGAAAAGATTTTGGATTGGAAAAGGCATTTGTATTCGGCGACTCAGGTGGTTACCAGTTAGCCCGTGGCGCTCTAAAGTGGAGTCCGGAAATCCGTGAAACTATCTTTCATTGGTTAGAAAATAATGCTGATATTGCAGCTAACTTAGATATTCCGCCTAGAACTACTTATGCTAATCGCTTTGAAGATTCATTAGAGATTAGTTTAGAAAACTTTAAGTGGTTTGAAAAGAATCAGTCTGGTAAGTGTACATTCTTAAATGTACTGCAAGGTTCTAATACGCATCAATATTCTCATTGGTATGATCAAGTTAAAGATTTTGACTTTGGTGGATGGTGTGTAGGTGGTCCTCAGAAGCTTGTAGACTTCTTTTATGCATTAGCAGTAATGTTAAAGAATCGAGAGTTTGAAAAGAAGCGTAACGGATATATTCACTTGTTAGGTATTTCTAAGATTAGTGATTTCTATTTGTTAAGTACTTTGCAAAACAATTTCAATAAGCATTTTGATAGCAGAATACAAGTATCAACAGATAGTTCATCGCCAGGTCAATATCCGGTATACGGAACATATTTGCATTCACCTCAATTAAGTAAGATGACATTTAGTCATTTATATTTTCCGAAAGGCGATAATCTTCCGTATCGAGCAGATGATAAAGTTCCTAATCCGTTTGGTCACCCGATTAATATGACATTTGGAGAAGTAGCTAAGTATGATGGAGATTGTACATTGAAGATGGTCTTGAATAATGTATTTGCATTTAACAAGACTATTGATATGGTTAATGAGTTATGCGATGCACATTTGGAATTGTTAGAAACAATTGTACCGGCTGACTTCTATCAAATACTTAAGAGTATGAATGAGATGTTCGAAGATCCAGACGCGGCAATGTTTATCTATGAAAAATATCGTCATTACTATATGAACTACGGTGGTACACATGTAACATCGACAAACGAAAATACATTTAATAAATTCTTTGAAACAGTATAATATGAAAAAAACAGATCTTTTAAATTTTATTAGTCGCTATCATTTAGCAGGAGCGACTACTTCAGTGAAGTGGACAGGTAAGTCAGGTACAACCGAAACTAAATTTATTACAGATGACCAGAATGTAATTGGTTCTATATCTGCCAATAATATTGATTTAGGTGAAAATGAATTAGGCGTTTATGCTACACCTCAATTAGTAAAAATGTTAACGGCAGTAGCTGAAGACTTAGATGTAGTTGTTAACGAAACTAATGGCGCAGCAGTTAACATCGGTATTTCAGATAAAGATGTTGATATGACATTTATGTTAGCTGATATGTCAGTTATTCGCCAAGTACCAGAGTTAAAGCAACTTCCAGACTGGAATGCAGAAATATCAATCGATAAAGATTTTGTTAATCGATTTATCAAAGCAAAAAATGCATTACCTGAATCAGAAAACTTTGGAGTAAATTGTAAAGATGGTAAGGTGCAATTCATTATGAATTATTCATCTATCAATACTAATCGTATCAAATTTGATATTCAATGTGATGCTGACGGATGTAAAGATATGGATACAGTATGTTTCTCTAGTAACTTGTTTAAGGAAATTTTGCAAGCTAATCGAGATGCAGATACAGGTAAATTAGAAGTATCGGCGGCAGGTCTAGCTCGAGTATCATTCTCATCTCAGACATATACAGCGACATATTATTTAGTACAATTGCAAACTGCATAACATGAAAGTACGATTTAAAAAGTTATCAGAAAAAGCGACTACTCCTAGTTATGCAAAACCTGGAGATGCCGGATTAGATATAACGGCTATTACATATTTGACAGATCCAAAAAACGATACTATCAATTATCATACAGGCCTGGCAATTGAAATCCCGGAAGGCTATGTAGGTCTTTTATTTCCTCGTAGTTCAGTATATAAAACAGAATTGTCATTGACTAATTGCGTAGGAGTAATTGATTCGGGATACCGCGGAGAGATTGTTTTTAAATATCGTATGCCTAAGAATACTTTCTTTGCATCAGTTAAACGATTTGAAGAAGGTGATCGTGTAGGACAATTAATTATATTGCCATATCCTAAAATTGATTTGGAAGAGGCAACGGAATTGTCTGATACAGAAAGAGGCAAAAGCGGTTTTGGTAGTTCAGGTAAATAAAATAAGTTATGTTCAATACACAAGAAAATACATTATGGGTCGAAAAGTTTAGACCCTCAACATTAGATGGATATGTCGGTAACGAACATATTATTGAAAAAGTAAAACTATACTTAGAAAACGGCGATGTGCCTCATTTGTTATTCTACGGCGGAGCAGGTACAGGTAAGACTACATTAGCTAAGATCATTGCTAATAATGTAGATGCTGATGTAATGTACATTAACGCATCGGACGAAAACAATATCGAGACAGTACGAACAAAGATTAAAAACTTCGCTAGTACAGTAGGTTTCCGTAGATGGAAGATTTGTATATTAGATGAAGCAGATTATATGACACCGAACGGTCAAGCTGCATTACGTAACCTTATGGAAACGTT